GGAGAGCCAACAAGAAGCGTCATCAGCATTAGCAGAGTTCTTTTGAACGACGGGGAATGTGAGACTGTTTGACGCTTCTTGTTGGCCTGATAAACCAACAACACAGCGCAAATTTCTGTGATTCAATGGGGTAACCAGGGCCGCCGAAGTGCCCTGGGATTAAAGGAGAAAATTATGGAAGAAGCTAAAAGAGAAATAACAGTGCAAGAAGTTCATAACCATAGAAACAAAATAAGCGGAATGCCTGATCTATATTATCGCCCTATGATAGATGGCCTTGAAATTGGGATTGTCGCTGAGACTTACGAAATAGCATACATAGCTGGGCTTGGCTACAAATATCTTGGAGATAATTCTAGTTTTACTATATTTGTATGCAGGATGCTTGGTATCAAATTAGTTTGGGCTGAATGAAAAAATAACAATGCCATGCCAATGCAGCCAATGCACGCCAACGCCGGGAGAAACATACACAAAGCAACATCGGCACAGGTGTGAAGCGAAAGACGTTGCTCGAAGGTATTTTAATGACCAAGCTAGATTTGAAAAGTTTATTTCCGGTGTGGCTGATAAACGCGGCGCGCCAGATGCGTATAAATTAAGAAAGGCGGTTGAATGGTTATGGGACAGATACAGCAAGCGGTAAGAAAGCGCAAGCCTGAGCCGGTTTATCTGCGCATTATTCAAGGCGGACTAGTACCGGCTGACGCATACGCGCAATCTCAGTTACGCAACAAGAAATTCAAGATCGGTGAAGTGATCAAGTGCGATGTGCGCAAGCTGAGGAATCAAAAATTCAACCGGCTTGTGCACCGGATTGGTCAATTGTGCGCGGCAAATATTGAAGCATTCAGTGGATTGGATGCGCATACCTGCATAAAGCGCTTGCAGATCGAAGGCCGGATAGCGTGCGATGAAATAGGCGTGTTGGTTCAGGGTTATGGAATGGTTATTCAGTTCATCCCGCGCAGTATGAGCTTTGATTCTATGGACGAAGCTGATTACCACGATTGCGCAAAACAAATATGCCGGTTAATTGCTGAGCGGTATTGGCAAGGATTAGAACCCGAACAAATAGCCGAAATGGCGGAGACGATGATTGATGAGTAGAGAACATCGCCACATGACCAGAGTAAAGGAATTGCCGTGCTGCCTGTGCGGAGCATCAGCACCAAGTGACGCGCATCACATACTGGAAGGCCGGATCAAAGGAAGGAAAGCGCATGATTTTTGCACGATACCGCTCTGCAAGGATTGCCACCAGGGGGCGAAAAACGGTATCCACGGAGAGCAATTTATGCTGAAAATTAAAAAAGAAAACGAGCTGAATTTATTGGGTGAAACGATTAAAAAACTGTACGGGAAATTATGAATAATGTTGCGTATTTTATGTGCTCTTTGAATGTTGTATTTATGGGTATGGCTGATGGCGATTTAAGCAAGTCATTTTATTTTTTAATTGCTAATTTATGGCTTATGCTAGGCGTTTATTTAACACACAACAAGAGCAATAATGTATAATATAATCAAAGTATTGCATTAATTTCAAGGTGCAAATATGACATCAGCAAAACCTACAGCGGAAGAGCTTAAAAATGGCTATCAGGAGTGCGAAACTTGCGGCGGAATACGGTTGCTAGAAAGCGGATTCGAGGTCAGCACAAGCGCATGTACGATATGCGGTGAGCATGTGGCAAGCAAGGAAGAATTTTTCAATGTGCCGGTGGAGTTGATGAGCAAATGAATATTGCTTATCTGTTTGCGCAGATGTTTATTGCATTTATTTGGCTTGCTGGCGTTGTCTTGGCAAAAGGCGCTGGGCTTACTGCTGCGGCTATATTACTTCCGCCATATGCGTTTTATTTGGTAGTTGAGCGTGTATTGGTGGCTATTGGATGGGCGCAATGAACATCGAATGGACAAATTGCAGCGAGCGGATGCCGCCAGATGACACTAAATTAATAGTTACTCTGACTGAAATTTTTAGAAAAAAGGGTTACGAATACAATATATGGCCATCTAACGAACTAAAATCAGAACTGATTGATAGAAAGTCTTGGGTTCCGCATACCTACTGGACACCATTCACCCAAGAGAAATGGGAGTTTTTGAATAGATGATGACTAAAGCAATTATTGGAATTGTTATTTTGTTTGCTCTGTTTGCTGTATTTAATCATGCGCAGAATGCGGCTGTTTGCGAGTCAAAAAATGGCAAGTACATGAGAGGATTTTTGTCCCCTTGGGAATGCATAACAGCAGACTCTTTTAAAAAAGGATAAAGCCATGGTCAGCGGAGAAACTGCGTATCAAAAATTTGTTGAAGTAGAAAATGATGAGCAGTTATTAAAAAACGAGTCTGCGCTTGAGCGGCTACGGTTCTTTTGCTGTTTAGCAATGAATTCTCAAGATTGGATGGATGCAGAAAGGTTTTTTGATGATCTTGAAAAGGATTTAAAGAAATGATCCGCGAAGAAAACGGCCAGATCATAGTCGATGAGCTGCGGCCTATGAGTGATGCGCCGAGAGACAGCTCTACAATATTAATAGGGCGGAGAGATGACGGCATATGCACATTTCCAGAGATGATTGAGGCTTTTTGGGATGGGCAGTATTGGAATTCATGCGGTGATGAGTTCCGTGATAATGAATTAACCGGCTGGCTTCCGATGCCAATCTACCGGCCAAAGGATGGTGCGTGATGCTGAAATTTTTTGAAACAGAAAATAAAGATGTGATGAGGGGCTATCAAGGCAATAAATGCGAATGCCTATTAATTAGGTCTGATGATCAGATTTGGAGAGAGCTAAAAATAGAGCCTGAATTAACTGATGAAAGTTTGCTTCGCCAAATAGCAAACAAGCTTGATGAGCTGAATGGTAAATGAAAGTTGAAATTCAATTTATGTGGAAGTTATGACCCCTGAGTTAGAGAAAAAAGTATGGAGTTTGTACGTTGTCCAGGAAAATGGCGAGAGGATAGCGTGTTTTAGAGATGAATATGGGGAAACATACAGATTCTATCTGACGGTATTGCTTGACGATTTAATTCGCAGCGGAGTGTCTAGCAATGATCTGCGGAAAATGGCCGATCAGATTGATCAGATTTATGAGCGGAATAAAAAGTGACCACTATCCTTTGTCTTGACCTTGGCACACAAACCGGCTGGGCGATGAAGTGTGAGTCTGGTATTAAGAGCGGATCGGTAAGTTTCAGTACCAAACGTAATGAGGGCGGTGGAATGCGTTACTTGCGTTTTAAGCGCTGGCTGGATTCTATGGATACAGGGATTGCTGAAATACATTTCGAGGAAGTGCGCAGGCACGCCGGGACGCAAGCGGCGCATGTTTATGGCGGACTGATGGGAACATTAACTGCTTGGTGTGAGGAGCATTCGATACCGTATTCAAGTGTCCCGGTTGGAGTCATTAAAAAATCATGGACTGGCAAAGGAAACGCCGGGAAGGATGAAATGATTGCCGAGGCAAAAAGACGCGGATTTAATCCGGCTGATGATAACCACGCAGACGCGCTTGCTCTGCTTGAATATGTGATGCATCCGTTTTAATGGCGTTACCATCTTATCAATACCGTGACCCAATGATTGTTTTGCAGCAAAAGCAAGAAAACGAATTGAGAAGATCATGCGCCGGTTGCGTGCATGCATACCTGGTGGAGTTTAAAGGATCGAAAGAGAGTGGCTGCAACAAAGGCAAGGTATTTGGCAAACGATGCAATTTATACCGGGAGAAAAAATGATAGATGAACCGCTATTTAATTCTACGCATGATGCGCTGGTGTTTGCGTTTAACTATGCCGGGCAGCAATCACCAAGAACGCCCATGACTAGCCTAATGCGTACTGCACAAATTGGATCTGGAAAAGGTTTATCTGGATTGGACGGTGCGGCCCAGGCCGGGATGATACTTGCAGAAGTTGACCGGCTTCCGGATGATCAGCATAACGTCATTGTTGCTCGATATGGGCATGTGCTGCATGAATGCCCACATTGTGAGCAAGACGCGCCAAGCGATGAATGGAGGGCTGCTATCGATGCGCTTTCACATTGCGTTGAGATGGAGGGCGTGCATCGCAAAGTACGGCTGATGATGGTAGAGCGCGCAATATGTGGCGGTAGATTGGATATTGATTTGCTGTGTAAACGGTATTCAATGGCACGCAGCACAACGTTTAAGCAGCTTTCAACGATAAAAATAAAGCTTAGGAAAATAGAAAAAACTGCGCTATCAAATCTTGATAGTGTGTTTTTCGAGAAAAAATCGCTAGTAGCATAATAAACCCTTGACAAGATAGATAAATAGTCTCAAAATACGCATTAATTAATACTGTTAAAAGCTCACCCCTGAAAAGGCGTGGGCTTTTTTGTTATGCAAAATAAAAAAATCTGTGGCAAAAGTCACATACAAATACATGATGCGGGGGTAAATTAAATGGGGGCACCCATCCAATTTACCAGGGAGCATGAATCCATGCTAAATAAAACAGCCACCCGAGTCGATGAGTTGGAGCGGCATAGAAATGCTTGCGACAAACTGCATGAGCGCAATGAAGAGCATATAAAACGCAGCGGAGATGCGGTATCAAATCTCACTGAGTCAAACATCCTGCTGGCAAAAGCCGTAACAGATTTAAACATAACTGTCACAAAACTTTCCACCTCAGTGGAGGAAAGTAAGCCTGTGATTGAATTTTGGAAAAATGCTGGGACAGCGTGGTCAGTAAATAAAAAAATTGCCGCCGGAATCGTGTCTATATCGTTAGGAATAATGGCGGTAGTTGCACTTTGGAAATACTTTTACCCATAAAATATGCCAAGTTTAGATATAAAAAGTTACATCATTGCAGCGTTGTTGCTGGCGTTGCTCCTGTCTTTTACAGGCTTGATGTATTACAAAGCTGATGCAGCCATAGCTAATAGCACACTGGCAAATATTAAAGTCTTGAAAGATGAAGCAGAGCGCAAAACAAAATTGATCGTTAAGCGCACAGAACAAGAGAGGATCGAGGCCAATGAACAACATGACAGTGATATTGCTAGTCTTAACGCTGAGCTTAAGCGCATGCACGACAGTAGCGCCAGTCTCTTGCCCACCATTGCCAAAGCCACCAGATATACTAACGAGATCGCCTTCCAAAGATCCGAGCTTGATCGAGCAATTGAAGAATTCAGAGAGCAAATTCGCGGAATCGCTGCAAAAGGCGCAGAGTGTGAAATAGAGATAAAGACGCTGCGAGACTGGTGGTACAACGTCCAAAGCCTGTACGGTGAAACAGATAAATGATTAGCGATCAATTTAAATTCTCATCCGGTTACAAATACCAGTTAAAGAGTAATGTAGTAATACAAACGCCATTACGCCCGGACACACCTAGATTCATCCAGGGTTATGTGTTTCTCGATACCGACGGCGTGTTGATGATCTATCGCGGCTATGCGTGGGATGGCTGCACTAATGCGCCTGACACTAATAGTAATATGCTGGCTGGCTTGGTGCACGATGCGCTGTACCAGATGATGCAAGAGGATGTGCTAGACAAGTCATTTAAACCGCTTGCTGATGAGATGTTGCGCGATATTATGATCAGTCAAGGATCATTCAAAGCAACTGCCGATCTGTTTCATTTAGCGGTAAAGGAATTCGGTGATCTGCATATGACACCCAAAAAAGTAAACGTATTGAGAATCATTTAGCAAAGTGCTGGAAAGTGTAAAAAAGAAACCGCGAGGCGGAAGCAGAAAAGGTAAGCCGAACAAAGCCACGGCAGAGATCAAAACAATGATCGAAGAAGCTTTAAGCGATGTTGGTGGCAAGAAATACCTGGTGCAGCAAGCGAGAGATAACCCGGTGGCTTTCATGAATCTAATCGGAAAGATTCTACCGAAAGACGTTAACCACGGCGGCCAGCCAGATAACCCAATCAAAGCAACAATCACGGAAGTAACCTTAAAGCCTCTTTGAAAGCTGAATTATCGATACCTGAAAAGCTTATACCGCTTTTTCTGGGTGATGCTGACGTTCGCGCAGCTTACGGAGGAAGGGGATCAGGCAAAACACGGTCATTCGCAAAAATGACCGCGGTTCGTGGTTACCAGAAATCGATGGCCGGTCAATCCGGTATTATTTTATGCGGCAGGCAGTTTCAGAATTCGCTTGATGACAGCTCAATCGGGGAAGTAAAGGCAGCGATACAGTCAGAACAATGGCTGGCTGACTTTTACGAGATCGGCGAGAAGTATATACGCACTAAAGATGGAAGAGTCGAATACTCATTTGTCGGTCTTGAGCGCAATATCAACAGCATTAAATCCAAGTCGAGAATATTGCTGGCGTGGATTGATGAGGCTGAACCGGTAACCGAAAAAGCGTGGTCTGTGCTGATCCCCACGATCAGGGAAGAAGGCTCGGAGCTTTGGGTGACATGGAACCCGGCTAGAAAATCAGCGCCAGTTGAAACAAGATTCCGCAATTCCGACGATCCTTTAATACGATCGGTAGAGCTGAACTGGCGCGACAATTCAAAATTCCCAGAGAAGCTTGAACGTGAACGGCAGCGCGATTTAATGTATCGCCCTGACAGTTATGAGCATATTTGGGAGGGCGGATACGTTACGGCGGTTATCGGTGCGTACTTTGCCAAACAACTTGCAGCGGCAAGAGATGAGCGAAGAATCGGCAATGTTGCTGCTGATCCGTTGCTACCAATCAAGCTATTTATGGATATCGGTGGAACTGGAGCAAAGTCAGACGCATTCGCAATTTGGGCGTGCCAGTTTGTCGGTAAAGAAATCCGCGTGCTGAATTACTACGAAGCTGTCGGGCAGACAGTTGATACACACATCAATTGGATGAGGTCGCAAGGCTACCAACCACATAAAACATCGATCTGGTTACCGCACGACGGTAAGACTCAAGATCGTGTTTACGATGTCAGTTATGAGTCAGCATTTGAAGCGGCTGGCTACGATGTTGAGATTGTGCCAAACCAAGGATTAGGAGCAGCAATGCAGCGTGTTGAAGCGGCGCGCAGGTGGTTTTCATCGTGCTGGTTTAATGAACCAACAACGCAAGGCGGTCTGGATGCGCTGGGCTGGTATCACGAAAAACGTGACGAGAATAGAGATATAGGATTGGGGCCTGAGCATGACTGGGCATCGCATGGTTCTGATGCATTCGGCATGATGGCGGTAGTGGCCGGTGAATTGTTTGAGAAATCAAAAAAAGCGGATGAGCGCGTGCAACATATACCAACTAGCTGGATGGGTTAATCATAGATAATAAAGTAAAACAGTGTCTTGAAGAGTACAAAAAAGCTGAGGAAGCTTTCGAGCACAACAAAAAGACCGCTTTAGATGATGTTAAGTTTGCGCTGCTTTCGGAGCAATGGCACGATGCGGACAAAACAGCCAGAGAAAATGAGGGTAGGCCGTGTCTAACGTTTAATAAGCTTGCTGCGCACATTCGCCAGGTCGTTAACGACGCGCGCCAAAACAAACCGGCGATTATTGTTCATCCTGTAGATGATGACGCTGATCCTGAAACTGCTGAGGTATATTCTGGCTTGATTCGCAACATCGAGGTGTCATCTAACGCTGATATTGCTTACGACACAGCCATTCAGCAATCAGTATCGGGCGGATTCGGTTATATCCGCGTTAACATCGATTACACACATGACGACTCATTTGATAAAGACATTAAGATTGAGCGCATTGTTAATCAGTTATCTGTTACGCCTGATCCAGATTCAACGAGTGCCGATGGATCGGATTGGAATAGATGCTGGGTAACCGATCGCATTCCAACAGACGAATTCAAGGCACGTTACCCAAAGGCAGAGAAGGTTAACTGGGAGGACGATTACCAGCATTGCGATATCAACGCCGTTAATGATGATGGCGTGTGGATTTGTGAGTATTGGGTACGTGAGGAAATATCAAAAGAAATATGCTTGTTTTCTGATGGAACGATACTTGACGCTGAAGAATGCGACGATCCTGAAGTGGCAGCATTCAATGCTGCTTACGGTCTAAAAGAAACTGCCAGGCGCACAGTAAAAAGCCACAAAGTAACGCAATACATCATGTCCGGTGCTGAGGTGCTGGAAACAAACGAATGGTCCGGTAAATTCATCCCTATCGTTCCTGTATTTGGCGATGAGATCATCATCGAGGGTAAAAAGCATTACTTAAGCGCAATCCACAATTCAAAAGACGCGCAGAGAAATTACAATTTCTGGCGGTCAGTATCAACTGAATCTGTTAGTGACAACTCCAAAACCCCATACATTGGAGAGGAGGGGGCGTTTGTTGATCCTCATAAATGGGCTAGTTCAAATAGGGTTAAATACGCCTATCTTGAGCACAAAAAAGGCACATTAAGGCCAGAGAAGCAGTCTTATGCTGGAATCCCGTCAGGCGCAATTCAGGAGGCATTGAACAGTGCTGATGATATCAAGGCAACAATGGGCATGTTTGATGCGTCTCTTGGCGCGCAAGGTAACGAGACATCAGGTCGCGCCATTATTGCCAGACAGCGTGAAGGCGATGTAAGCACGTTCCATTTTATCGACAATATGTCACGGTCAATTCGGCAGCTAGGAAAAATAGTTATCGATCTGATACCAAAGACATATACAGGCGAGAGAATCATCCGCGTGCTTGGTGAGGACGGAAAGATTCCGCAGAATGTCAAGATAGGGCAAGCGCAAACCAACGACACGAACGAAGGAGAGACTCAAGGACAAGAAGGTCTAAATCTCAACCGTGTTTATGATTTATCTGTCGGGAAGTATGACATTGTTGTCGATTCCGGGCCATCGTTCACCACTAAGCGCCAGGAAGCGGCAACACAAATGACTGAAATGGTTAGAGCATTCCCGCAATTGATGCAGGTGGCTGGTGATATTTTGGCCAGCAATCTTGATTGGCCGGGTGCCGATGAGTTGGCAAAGCGCATGAAACTTCTGTTGCCTCCGCAATTGCAAGAAAAGAATCCCGAAATTATGCAAATGCAGCAGCAAATGCAGACCATGCAGCAGCAAGCGCAAACCGCAGTTGCTCAGTTACAGGGAGAAATAGAGCAGCTTAAAAAAGACAAAGCCATCGATATTGAAAAATTGAAAATCGACGCATACAGCGCAGAAACTGACCGTCTTAAGACGATGCAAACAGGGATGATGCCTGATCAAGTGCAGGCATTAGTCATGCAGACAATACAGAACCTTTTACAAACTCCGGATATAACGCCGGGACAACCAACACAACCGTCTTCGGGCGGTTTTTTTTCGCCTGGTGATCAGGTAACTAACGGAGAAGTAAATGGATGAAGAAAACCAAGCTGAATTGACCAATCAAGATGATCAAGTAATTGATGATCAAGAAGTCGATCAGATTGATGATGCCGGGGAATTGGACGGGGATCAGTCGCAAGACCAAG